TCATTGTCGTATTGGCTGATTACGTTTAGCCACTTTTGAACGCCAGTCAATGCTTCCATTTCAATATCTCGCAAAAATTACGTCACGGTTGACCCGTCCGACAATCTCATAGCCCCAAGTTGCAAGCAATTCAATTGTGTCCTCATCGCTGTATCCATATCGACTGCCCAAGCCTTTTAGCTCAAGCGTAATAATTGGGTGTGTTTTGTTGATCGTTTGCTCTGCACCAAGCAAAGCCAAATGCTCATAGCCTTCGATGTCTAACTGTATAAAATCGCAGTCATCCACGCCATACGAGTCAATTGGGATTACTTTTACGTCCGTACCGACTTTTAATTGGTGCGCCCCAATGTTCTCAGGGTAAACGTGGTCAACAGACGCTGTGCCGTGTTTGTGACCAAACGCAGCTAAAGTGTGTTCGATGTTGTCACTGCCTGCGACATTCAGTAGTAGTGCTTGATAATTGAGCGTATCAGGCTCAACTGTGATGACACGCTCAAATTGCTGCGCCATCGTTGCAGGATATACGCCAATGTTGCCACCAGCTTGAATGACGGTACGAAACTGGTTCATAAAGGCATAACTCTCCTTTAAGTCTGGCAACTCGACCAAGAGTGCGTTAATGCAGCACTCGTCTAAGTCAGGTACTTGCCAGCCTTCAACCAATTTCATACGGTATCCTAGTTTGTTCCCACGGTCTTGGTTTGCCGTGAAAGATTACCACTTTGGCATCGTCTAAACCTTTCGGTAGCACATCAACCTTAAAACTTACAATGCCATCACATATATCTTGCCAGTAAGTCACTCGATCTTTCATGTGGTGTTCAATATAGCTTTGATCGCCACCAGCCGCATACATTGGTAATTCTGAAAACCTGTCATACAGTTCAACAGGCTTTGACCAGTACATCATGCTCGACTGCATCGCTTTCGGGTTGTACTGGCCCCTGTAAACGTCACGCATAATTACAAAATCGTGTTGTTTTGCCGCTTCAATGATCTCAGTACAGTCACCAGTTAGCACCGTATCTAGGTCAAAATACAACGCACTTGGTAGCCTAAACAACTCCATCTTTGCCCACCAACCAATCCAATCATGCAGCAAAGGGATGGTTTTGCACTCTAACTCTACATCCGACAAACACACAAACTCATGCGGTGGTAGATACTTAACGCACATCTTTTGTAGCGCATAAACGTGTCTAGGCTCAAAATCTCCACCGGACCGCAATACGCTTGCTACGATCATGCGCTAAATATGCCAATGGCTAAGACTTCTACGCCTGCACCAGTTGTAACTTTCCACGCACCGTTACGAGAAATAGCGTTGATTTCGATGTTGTATTGACCAATACCGCCACCTGGCGATGCTGGCAAAATCGTGTGCGAGAACCCTGTGCCATCTAGCAAGATGACGTTACCTGTGGCAGCTGTGCTGACCGTACAACACAAACGATGGATATAGTCACCAGTTGCGCCTGTGCCGCCTAAGACTTGTGCGGTTTGGCTAACAGCAACGTGTTCGTATTGGTATTCGTATGGATAAGGTACGCCACTCATAATCTGCTACTCCTAGTTGGTTTGTGGGTTGCCCACATATCATTCAATGTAACTGTGTTCTGCGGCCCGACAATCAAAGGTTTCTCAACATCTGGCGCTTTAACCTTTGGCTCTAGCCTCCAAGCAATTGCCAACATTCTCATAGCGTCCGCTGGATGGCTTGTCCAATCATGTCGTGGTGTCTGTCTAAATGCCTTCTTATCCTCGTCGTATTCCCGCTGATATTGCCTTAAAGCCTCTAGCCCATCGTGCGTTCGTTCAGCATCAAACCAACACATCGGCAGCATTTGACGCACCGCCTGAATCCCGTCTTGCACCGACAAGTCAGGCACAATCGCCATGTTGTTGATGCCTAAATATTCCGCTAATTGCTCAATCACTGACTTACCCGCTGCTGCTAAAGTTTTAGCCCTTGCGTCATGCGGTAGGTAATGTTTTCCGTATTTATACGGCTTTTGTAGCACTATTTTAGCGATTTCTGCGATATTTGCACCACTTATTGCGAAATAATCAATGATGTGGATTTCGTTGCGTACCACTTGATACCACCAAATAGCCGTGTCATCACGATAACCCAAGTCCCAAGCTGTGTGCGTTGGTATGTGCGGATCGTAGTCAACCCTGCAAACCTGTCCTGCATCCGTGATCTTGCGTAAGTCCTCGCCGTAAAAAGCGCCAAGGATAGCCGCCTCAAACGAACACTCGTATTCTTGTAAGAACTGGTCATCGCTGATTTGTGCCGCAGCTGCTCGTAACTCGGTGTCTGGCAACAATCCAGATTGACTAGCTTTTAAAACTAAATGAAACCACTCGTCAGGCGTTCGCCGTGCTGTTTCAAATATGTCCCAAAACTGGTTCTTACCTTTTGGTGTACCTGCAAAGACAGCCCAACCCTGCGTTGAACTAAGCGTTGGTCTTATGACGTTACCCCAAACCGACGGTCTAAAGTCCCCATACTCGTCCATGAACACGCCATCAAAGCCTAAGCCGCGCATTGAGTCTGCATTGTCTGCGCCAAATAAGCGTATCTTGCCACCTGTAACAAGCTCAATGGTTAGCTCTGCCTCGTTGCTTGTAGTTAAAACGGGTTGGGCAAAATGTTTGAGGTAATCCCAAGCCACAGACTTAGCCTGGCTGCGGAATGGCGCAATGTACGCAAATAAGGGATTTGGGCTTTTGCACATAAGCGCAGCCCTGATGATGTCGTTGATTGCAGCGACTGTTTTGCCTGCTCGACGGTGGGCAACTAAACAAGCCCAACGCTCGGTGCGGTTATGGAATGATTTAAATGCCTGTCGAGGGGCATAAGGCAGTATTAGTTCTCTGCCCATCTAACCACCAAGTCACGACCATCTGCGCCTGCAATCTCATGGCGGTCTGTTTCTTTCCATCTCGCTCGTGTCTTTAGCCAAAAGATAGCAGCTTGAGTATTACCGTTCTTGGCTTGCTGAAACAACGTACCCGCAATGGCTGAGTTAGCGTCAATTCTGCCCTCGTCTAACTCAACTTGGTAATACTTGACCAGCGTATCAGATGATATTTTCAGGCGAATGGCAATATCTTCATGCGGGCAACCTAGCGCCGATAAACGCTTTGCGGTATCCCTATCTGCCTGCGTGGGCTTATGTGGTGGCCTTCCTTTTTCAGCCATTTGCTTATAACTCCGATAAAACTGCAATCTTGCCAGTAAAGTTTTCCCAACGTTTAACTATTACGTCACAATAAATTGGGTCAAGTTCCATCACTCTGGCTTTACGCCCTGTCTTTTCACAGCCAATCAAAGTACTGCCGCTACCACCAAAGTAATCTAAAACTATGTTGTTTGGCTTAGTGCTATTTTTAATGGCTCGTTCACTTAGTGCAACAGGCTTTTGAGTAGGGTGTTTGTACTTGGTATCTTTAGCAATTTGCCATAAGTCAGATTCATTTTTTATATCCGGATCAATTAAACCGTCAAAAATAATAAATTCGTGCTGATGCCTGTAGCCACGCCCAAGCCCAAAGACGTTCTTAGCCCATACAATACAAGCCTTTGGTTTTAACTCTAATTGCATCAAACCGTAAAAAGACCAGTTGCAACAAATGTAATAGCTATTTGGCTTATTTACATTAAAAGTTTGCAGCCAATCCTTAATAAAGGCATCAAACTCATCTTTGGGTAAGTTGTCATTTTTAATCACATCAAACTTACCGCTGCGACCATTGAAGGCTACGTTGTATGGTGGATCAGTAAACACCATATCTGATCGTTGGCCTTCCATTAGCTTATCCACAGCGTCAATGCTAGTGCTGTCCCCACACATAAGCCGATGATTGCCTAATACCCAAACATCACCGAGTTTAGTAATCGGCTCTGGCGGCGGTTCAGGCACTTCGTCTTCGTCGGTCAGTCCCTCAGTAATCTCAACAGGGTTTAGCAGCGTGTTAAGCTCGTCTGCATTAAATCCTAGCAAGTCTAAGCTAAACTTATCTGTAAGCAATTCGTTAAGCTCGATAGTTAGCAACTGGTCATCCCATCCTGCGTTCAACGCCAAGCGGTTGTCGGCAATAATGTAGGCTTTCTTTTGCGTGGCTGTTAGGTCTTTTAGCTCAATGACTGGTACTTCTGTCATGTTTAGCTTTCGAGCCGCCATAAGCCTGCCGTGACCTGCAATGATGCCCCGTTCCCCATCTACTAGGATTGGGTTAGTCCATCCAAACTCTTTAATGCTTGCCGCTATCTGGGCAATTTGTGCGTCATCGTGCGTTCTGCTGTTTTTAGCGTAAGGTATTAGCGCCGTAACTGCGACTTGTTCGATCTTCATTACTTACCCAATTGTGGTAGTTTAAGTATGTATAGTTTAGCTTACTTATTGCGTTCGCTGATGTTTTTAGCTTTTGACCTTGCATCTTCTTTGCTTGATGCGCCCCATGCTCTTAATGCTAAAGCTAACCTAGTGGGCTTTCCGTCTTTCTCCATCGGGCCTGCCATGTTACCCATCCGTGCTAAAAAGCTGGCTCGTCTTGGGTTGTCACCTGACTTGACTGGTGGCTTGAGATTCATGCCTTCAGCTTTGGCACTTGCTCGACCCTTGGCATTGAGACCGCCAGCAGGGTTCTTGCCCTCTTTGCGTTGCCAAGCCGCTGTCATTTCTTTTCGTCTTTAGCTGTCTTAGCTGATTCTTTAAAGTCTTTTGCCGTAGGTGCGCCTGGATCGCCTGGCTTTCTCATCTTTTCGCCAGAACCTGCTTTGATCCGTTCCTGTTTTGCTAAAATATTTGCATATAGTCCAGCTTTCATTGCAATGTCCTTATCTGCTTAGTGAACGAATATATTCCATATCTTGTGCGCTCAGTTGCCCCATTCCACCGACTGTTGGCATTGGTACAGAGCGACCGCCCATAAAGTTTGGTTTTTCTTCAGTTGTCGGCATTGGTACAACTTGACCACCAAACATATTTTGTTGCGGTATTACTTGAGGCATAGCAACCACTGGCGGAAACCCTGGGTTTTGCATCGATTGATTCATTTGCTCTTGTGCAAATTGACGATCTCGATCCGTCACGCCACCCTGTAAATATTGATAATTTTGTTGGAAATCGTTAGGCAACGGCATATTTTGGTAAGTTTGTTGCCCACCAGTTCTGTCTAAAAGGTCTGTGTATTGCCGCATTTGAGCTTGCCGATCCTGTTCCATTTGCAACATTTGAGCTAATTTTTGAGTGTGCATAATTTTACCTATTTAAGAAAACGCAGTTTATATAGCGTTGAATCAATCAATGCTGCTATTTCGTCAATAATATTCTGTAATGGCGTGTCTTTTGGCAATTCTTTGCGGATTTCTTCAACAAAGTCGCACAGACTTTTAAGGTATTTCTGTGGCGTTTTTGCCAAATGAAACTCATCCGGATAGGTTTTTATCTTATCGTATTTGCCTTGGTACGCCTCTGTAAAGTTATCTACAAGGTCTGTGATACCTTCGTAATACTTTTGCAAGGCTTTATGCTCTGCGTAGCTTTCAGTCTGAAAGTGCATAAAATGAGCATTTGTTGCGCTGTGCAGTAGCGTTGATACGAATACGGCTGGATAGTCCATTTACGCCTCGTTCTCAAAGGTGGCTAGGATTATTGTACATTGCCCTCTAATTTAATCACGCCTCTTGTGATAGTGATTTCGTCAAACTGGCTGTCATCGTCAAACACTCCTGCGTCTTGTAGCGCATCTAAAAGTGCCTTTATACGGTTGTCAAGGTCAATAGCTCGTTTGTCCCGTGGGAATATTTTAATGATTGCAGCTAATCTTTGGTTGCCAAGTTTGGGGATATTGTTTTGGGTAACGTATTCTTGCACCGCTTGTTTGTAGGCCCTACCGCCTTTTGACAAGACTGTGCGCCCCCTAAAATTGCGCCAGTAAGTGTTGATGCTTGGCGGTAGGGGTAATTGCATCGTAATCAGCATTTAATCTCCGCAGAAGCAAGCAATGCCTTCTTCATCTGGGTCAAATATTGTTTTTTGATCTGCCGCAAACTTAACCATGCTTTCATAATTTGGGCGGTCTTTGCGAAAAGTCGCACCGCTTGGCTTGGATGCCAATGCCAATGCCTCCATTTTAACCCACCACATCGCTCTTTCGGGTTTTTCTGCTATTAGTGTTGCGACCTGATTGGCTGGTTTTAAAAAACACAAATCGCAATTTCCTGCCAAAGTTCTGCCTTTGTACGTTGGCAATTCAAGGTTAAATGGTTGGTTTTCCCAAAATTTACCAATGTCTTGAACGCTTACTTTAGCTGTAAACAATGGAATTCTGCGTTTATCAGTTATTTTTGCTGCTCTGCGTCCTTCGTCAAACCTTAACCCTATCCACGATGAGTTCTCAAGTTCAGATTTAGTGCAATCGTCAAATAAACCAGAGTGTTTTAAAAAACACGCCATTGTGCGTATTTTTAGTTCGCTTGTGCAAAATCTTGTTACTGGGTTTGGCAAATACTGACGCTTGCGGATAATTGCCTCAAATGGCTCACCGTTACGAGCTGCTGTTTCGTAAGTAACTTCTTTGTACCTATTTTCCGGTAATTCATGGTCTTGGTACTCAATCCAATGTATTTTGACCCCCCAGTTCACAGAGCAATCATTTACAAACTTAAGCGTTGCTTCTTCTTCTTTGCCTGTGTTGGCAAAACAAACTATTGCTTGGTTAGGCAATTGCCCCCCCCCCAGCCTCTAAGACTTTCTTTAACATATATGCGGATGTTCTGCCACCGCTAAAACTTATGCAAGTAGGTTCTGTAATTTCGTATGGGTTTAGCATTGAATCAATCCACGCTCAAATAGCTCGCCAATCGTCTTTCTATGCGCCAATTCCCACAACTCAACCCGCATCACTCTGTTTAAGTCTTTGCCTTGGTCAATCTCGCTATGGCAGTTAAAACACAGACGGCTATCCTGTAATCGCTTGCTTTGAGTCCTCTGCCTTTACCGTCCCGCAGCTGGTTACTGTGCGCTGCAACAATTGTCCCGTCCTCAATACCGCAAAGTTGGCATGGAAGTTCTCGACAAGCCACTAAGAGTTTGGGGTTTCTGTACATTTTGATTCTGCCCATTCTTGTAATTGTAGCGCCATGAGCTGCATATCAATTGCACAATCCGCAGCTAAATTGTATTGTTGTTTATGCAACAGTTTACGGTATTGCATAATTAAAGCCGTCAGTCTAATCATTGCTTCGCTGTAATCAATCATTTTGTCAACTTTTCTATTTGTCGATTGCTTGCTTGCTCTGTGCGAAACGCCTCAAAACGCATCTTTGCCGATTCAAGCCGCCATTTGAGCGTTTCAGCCGCTTCTGTGGC